CCGAGTTGCACCCAGAGGTGTTGAACCGGTTCAATTTCACTCGGGGAAGTTATTACTACGTCTCCCGTGGAGTTGGGCCGGACCCGCTAAACCCGGTGTTGCTGAGCAACGGTCAGTACAATCCCGGCTGGATTGCATCTGTGCAATTCGACAACATGTCCTATACCCTGACTTTTATCGGGCATTATGGGACGTGCTCGTACTACCGAATGAAGATGGCGGCACACAATGTGCCGAAAAAAGGACTCTTCTCTTGTCCTAGGTTTTTACGGGAGGCGTGTGAGGAGGTCGGCGCATGGGCGTCTGCGAACGGACTGGCCAGACAGCCAAAAGCATGCGTTAAACACGCGACAAATCTCCCGGGGCGGGAGCTAGAGCCTAAGTCTCTGGCAGGGTTTGCTGGTGCCAAGCGGGCGGAGTGGGCTTTGACGGCTCAGTACGCACGTGAGGATTTGCGCGGGGCGTACCACACCCTGTTCATCGAGAATGCTGATGACCAGAACTTGACCCCCAAGGCTGCCCTCTTGGGGCTCAGATCCCAGAAAGGGACACTGGAGTCAGAGTTTGGGAAGAAGGGCTATTGCACGCCGGCACTGAGCGACCCAAAACGGTGCGCGAGCTGCGGTGCATCCCCCCCCAAAAACAAATACAAGTGGAAACACCGGGAGTGCAACGATTGTCAGGATAAGTTGAAGAAGTGCGGTGCCGTCTCTACGATGGGCTTGCAGATTCAACAGAACCTCACTGTCGCCGCGGGCCACCCGGGGCGGGTACACTTGAACTCTTCCACCCTGCCACCAAAAGCGAGCAAGTGGGCAAAGGTTGATATTCCGAAAGGCGCGATCACGATGCACAGGTCGGAAGTGCCGTGGTTGCGGAATTCGAAGAAATCCCGTATCCCAGAAGCTGGTCGCTTGTATGAGGTGGAGAAAGGGGACCTCGCCAAGATAGACACCAGTCTTGAGCGACCAAAGCGCGAATGTGTTCTCGCGGGAATTGGTGTCTCGGGGTGTTACCCCATGGTGACGCGGAAGGGCACATACTCAAGAATGCAGGCGCTAATTGGGCGTGCCTTTCTCGCTAAACCCACGTCGTCCCCAGCCGCCTGGGCAGTGATGGACACTTTTAAGGAAGTCCTCCTGCACCCGCGTGCACTCGATGGGGAACGAATGACGGTTGAGTCTTGGATCGCAAGTATGCCAGCTCGTCGCAGACGCGCACTTGAGCGAGCATACGCCGAGTACCTCAACGATGGCGGGTTGAGTGACAAGGATTTGACTTTTTCCGCATTTGTTAAGCAGGAGCTCCTCGCGAGCTATGAGAAGTTTAACTGGTGTGAAGCAAAGCCACTTCGAGAGTCGATCGCTCGCATGATCATGGCGCCCAAAGACAAAGCGCATATTGTCGCCGGCCCGATCATAAAGCCCAAGTTGGAGCGCTTGAAAAAGCACTGGGGATCTGACAATTGGCTGTTCTACGGTGCCACCACACCGGAGAACCTGCAGGGTTGGTTGGATTCCAGTATCCGGGGCTGTGAGGATGGAGAAGTTTTCGCCTTTTGGTGTGACTACTCCATGTTTGATTGCACACACTCCGCGGAGAGTATGCGTCTTGTCGAGGGTTATTACTCCGAGATGCTAACGGACCCTGAGTTTGCGCGACTGATTGCAGCCTGGAGAGCCCCAAGAGGCAGAATGGGTGAGATGAAGTACAAGGCAGCCATCATGCTAGCTTCGGGCCGCGATGACACTAGCCTTATGAACGCCCTGTTGAACGGGCTAGTAATGGGATTGAGTGTGGCAGCGGCCGTTGCGGGCGTTGAGTTGGAGGATCTCCGAATGGAGCACTTGCGTTACGCCATGGCGTATATTCGCATTAGCATCACAGGGGACGACACTCTTGGCTTCCTTCCGAAGCATCTCTGGCCAGACCGCGCCCGGATAATGCGCGAATTGGAGCGCAACGTCAAGCGATTCGGTCTGGTAACCAAGATGGACTGCACCAATTATATTGGCAGCGCGGTCTACTTGGGAATGCGCCCCTACAACGTCCCCACCCCATTGGGACGGCGTTGGTTGTGGGGGCGAACTGTCGGACGGGCAGCGTTCAAGCTAGGCTGGATGCTGGACCTGACCAAAGGTGATGCCGCTGCGTGGGCTACAGGAGTCGCTGATTCCATCGTCCGCACACAGCCGTACGTGCCAATTTTATCCGATATGGCCAGGCAAGTCCTCCTGCTGCGTCAGGGGTGCAAGCGCACTCCGCAACCGGTAGACGAGAACAAGCCCTGGACCAATTGGACGGTTCAGGCGGGGACAAAGGATTTGACTTACGATCGGCACACACTATTGTGTCTTGAGCGTTCATATTCCACTCCCACGCTTTATGGGGGTGATGCCCCCATGTGCTCACCGACTGCGGATGATTTCCT